TAGCGTGGAGGCCCGGTACGAGGAGAAGATGGCCAAAATAATGGAGCAAATAAACGACTGCAACAAGCAACAAGTCTTAATATTGCGAGAGCAAATTGAGAAAAATAACCGATTGCTTGACCTTTATGAAACCAACCGAAAGTGAGGCCCAACTCCGGGCGGCAGTTTGCCAATATATTGCTTTGCAATACCCAAATGCCATTTTCTTCCACGACTTGTCCGGGGAGCGAATGCCAATCGGCCTTGCGGTCAAATTGAAGAAACTCAAAAGTTCAAGGGCCATTCCCGACCTTCACATACTTGAACCCCGGCACGGGTTTTGCGGATTACAAATTGAGTTGAAGCGTGAAGGGGAGCGGTTGATAAAGTCAAACGGGGAGCCGGCAACCGAGCACATTGCCGAGCAATTTTATATGCTCCAAGCGTTAAGGGATAGGGGGTATTTGACCTTTATGGTCAGCGGTTTCGTGCCGGTCAAAAGGATATTGAACCTTTACTTTTCGGATGAGACCAAAGAAAACTTTGACTACATAAAGAACACGTCAGCCTCACTCATATTAATGTAGGCATTCGGCCGGGAGGCAATTCCCCCGTTAACGCTCTTTTGTGTAGTGGTTTGTTTCAAACGGATAGGCACGTTAAGGTCTCCACGTGCGTCCCAAACTTGGGTTACAAGTATTGCGTTCCCGTTCAATAAACGGAGGGCCATAATAAACGGCAAACGGAGTCTTTGAGTTACGAGCCTACAAGCCTCCAACTTTTGATAGGAAACAAGCCATTCGCTTTTGAAGGAGTACCGAAAGTCATCCGTTGACATATCCCGGCACTTTACCTCAAACATTCCGCAAATCCCTCCTTTATTGGATAAAGGGGGGTCAAGTATGAACCCATCGGCACAAGCGTGTGAGGACTCGGAATTTTGGTCAAAACGCAACCATTTCAACCCGGTTTGTCTTGTTAGGTGGTCGCAAGTCTCCATCTCATAGTGGAGCGATAAGCGTTCAGCCTCCGTCATCGTCCAAGGGTTTGGTATTCGGCCTTCGCATCAAATTGTGGGCAAGCCTTTTTTACATTAGGGAAGTCCCGGTGGCCTTGGATTACGGCACTTGGGTATTGCCTTTTCCACTCCGATAAGACCTCAATCAAGGCTCTTTTTTGGGCCTCCGTCCGGTTGTCCAACTTTGCTCCTCCAATATAGGACACGTGGAGGCAAACGGCATTAAAGCCGGCAACCCCGTTCGCATTTGACTCCGGAGGGAGCAACGTAGTTATGCTCCCATTCCGGTCAATTATTTTGTGGTATCCGGGGTTTTTCCAACCCAACTTTTCCCTCCAATACCGGAGGATGGTTTCAACCCGTGCATTTTGTGGTGTAGCGGTGCAGTGCACAACAAGGTATTTAATGTTCCTCATACCTCAAAAATTATAGTCGTGAAAACGCAACGGCTTGTCCCCTACGTGCAAAAAGCGAAAGGAGGATTTTGATACCCTCATCGTGAAGGTCTCATCGGTCTCCCGGAAGGCCCATTTTTGGTCTCTTTGGTTCTCGCAAATAGCGGAGAAACCGCCAACGTGGAATTTCAAAGTCCCTTTTGGGGTTACATCTTCGGCAACAACTTTACGCACTACAACGGAGCATTTTCCGGACGTTCCAATAACTTTCCCAACCGGGAAGGCATCGGTGTAGAGGCAGCGACTGATATACATACCAATCATTTCGGAGGGGGTGGGGAGGTTTTTCATAAGTTTAAGTGGTTTTGGTTTTTCAATTTTTAGGTAGATTACGCTTAACATTTTTGCGTCTTTTCACCTCATCTAAAAAGACTTTTGCGTAGGCTTTCAATTCGTCCGTGGATAGCATCATCAATTCGTCCTCAATAAATTCCGGGAGGGTAACTTGGTTTTTCATCGGGTTCGGGTTAAAGGGTTAAGTGGATTAAGCGTGGGCGATTACTTTGTGGGACAATACCTCAAAAGAAAAGCATTCCATAAGGTCATAGTACTCATCTACAACCTCCGGGATTTCGGACAATTTTTCGCAACAAGTGTGGAACTCAATAACATTAGTCGCAGTAAGAAATCCGGAATGGTTCCGGGTAAATTCAAAAAGACCGGGGGCAGTGCGGAGGCTAATTTCAAGGGAGATAGAGTACATAACGTGGTGGTTTAGTGTGTCTTTCAATACCATAAAGATACCACGCAATTCGGAATATCCAAACTTTTTAGGAAAAAATTTATGAAAAAATCATCCGGTAATATGCCCGTCCGCTTGGGCATTGTAGGTGTTGTAGAGGTTTCTCATCGCTGACTCCACACACGCCCCGCAAAACCAATTGACCGGAGGATGCTCCGGGAATAACATTTGATGAATTTTGTCGTACTCTTGCACAACGTCCGGAGGGATAAAGACCCGTTGAACCTCCACCATTGTATCAAAATAGGCTTTGGTTTTTTGGAGGTAGAAGAATGACTCCTCGTTCAATGCTTTTTGGTGTGCCATATTGTATAGATTATTGGGTAAAGCGATGCGGAAAAAAATCCGGATAGGACGGAGCAAACAATTGAAAACGTGGCCTCATAAATTGGGTAGAAAAGGAAAAACGTGGAGACCCAACCAAAGTGAAATGCGATACAAGTTTCGCAATTAAATGGCTTAAATTTCAATTTGTAATACCATCCCGGCATAATCCGGAACTCCATAATGCCCAACGATATTCCGGCACTAAAAAATGAAATCATCAAAATTGTCAAGGCGGTGTCTAACATTTGTTTTCAATTTGGCTTTCAGTTTGTCTATGGTGTCAACTATTGTTCGGTAAGGTATCCCGGTTTTTCTGCTCAAATCCATTTTTGACTTTGCACGGAGGAAGGCTTCAAATAGCAAACGCTTGGTGGGAAACTTGGTTTTGTCCCAAGTTTGCATTTCCTCAAATGCGAACCTTAAAGCGACCTCAATTTGCTCCGGGGTAATTTCGGTGGACTCCGACATTCCCGGCTCATATACGACCCGGAACTCCAACGAGTCAACGTTCAAATCGCAAACGAAATGCCGGTACTTTTTTGCGAAGGGTGAGTCATTAGAGCGGTAGAGGTTTATCATTGTCCGGACAACGTAAAAAGTCAAAAGACCCTCCCGGTGCAACTCTTCAATTTTGCCCTCCGGTTTTTGTAACAAAACCAAAATAACCTCTTGCCCCAAATCCTCTGCATCCCGTGAGGAAGCAATTTGTCGGGCAATACGTGGAATTGTCCCGTCAAGTACAAGAGCCGCAATTATTGATTTTGAGTTCATTTCTTCCAAAAGACATTCCGGGAAAAACCCAAGGGGATATTCGGGAGCCGGCAAATACCGGGGTCGGTTTTTGCATAAACTCAAACAATTTTTTGTAATTCTTTTCTTGTGGCCTCCCGTACGCTTCGTCAATCAAATCGCAAGAGTGCATAACTGACGTGTGGTGGCGGTTTGTGAATTGACCAATTTTCTGAAAGGACATTCCGGCCTTGTGCCTCAAAAGGTATTGTAGGCACTGCCTCGCAAGTGCGATATTAAAGGTTTTCAAATTCCCCATAATGTCGGCCTCCGATACCGGGTACCAACGCAAAGTCAAAACAAGGCACTCGGAGGGGGTCATAGTTGAGGCAAACATTAGGAGTGTATTAACCAATAAAAAAACCTACCAATTACTACAAGGGCAACAAGAAAAAAGGCAACAATCAAAATCACTTTTTGATAGTTGTTTTTCTTTGTGGTTTTTTGCACCTCTTTTGAGGACGTATAGGTGGAGTCTTTGGTGGACTCAACGGAGTCGGTAAGCACAACGGCCCGTACCTCGTTTGAGTCAACCGATATTCTCACTCTTGACCTCCCGGCCTTAATCATCAATTTGCCTCCGGGTACTTTCGGAAGGGCAACGTAGGTGCTTGAAGGCAAAGCAACGTACCGCTCCCGAACCGAAATCAAAGAGTCAGTTTTGACCGACTCAGTTGCCTTTTTGGAGCAACCGGGGGTAAGGGTGGTCAATAGGACAACCAACCCCATTTTTAACCATAATGTAGCCATACCCTTCATTTAATTGGGTTAAGTGTTTCTTGTGCAAAACTCGCAAATAATGCTCATAATCAATAGCAAGTGGCCGGATTATTTCAGCGTGGGTCGGGAGCGTGGCCGACTCTAATTCAACTTGAACGTGAGTCCTCCATTTCAAAAAGTCAACTTTCATTCTTCGGGGTTTAAGAGGTGGAACAAAGAGTTGCTATCCGCATTGTTTATTTCCGGTTTCCGGTTTGCTACGTAGTCAAAAAGAACGGCCTCTGAAACCCTTCTGAAATCAACTTTTCGTAGAAAGTTCTCAATGGCTATTGAGAACGGGTGGGCCCTTGGTCTGCTCTCGTAATCATAATTACGCAACAATAGGCTCATTATCCGGATTTGGATATTGACCAACGTGGTCTCTTTTTGAGTATTAACAAATTCACCAACGGGTGGAAACACGTCTTTTTGGTGGGCAACACAAATCCAATAATAGATTAAGTGCGTGTCTGCGGTCATCATTGCTTTATGAGGGTTTTCCATTTTGTGCGGGGTTTAAGTGGTTTTGAAAATCGTTCCATATTTTTGTCTCCAATTCGTCTCTATCTTTTGAACTCATAATTGACGGGTAGGGGTCTCCTTTTTCAATTTTAGTCATCCAAACCGAGTAATAGCGGTCATACCACAATTCGGCCCGGTAGTTTACATTAGGGAACTCAACGCTTTGTGGTTTGTCCTTTCGGCCTTTCCAATTAAATCTATTTGCCATAGTGCGTATAGTGTTAGGATTAAAGTACGGCCTTTTTGACCAAGTTTTCAACTATCTCAATATTCTCCCGGAGGTAGGCATCAATAGAGGAATTAACGTGGAGGTCAAATTTGTCCCGTTCCCAAATAACGGAAACAATCTCAACGTAGTCATCCCCTTTATCGCAGTCAATTACGTCTCCGATTTCATAGTCGCCAATTCCATCATTTCCAATAACGTACTTAACATCGGCATAGAGTAAGGAGTCCCGTTTTTGCTTTACAAAAAAGGTGTCGTATTGTTCCTCCGTCCATCCGGAGAACTCCGCTACCTCTACCATTATATTCAAGGTAGCCGAAAGGGACAAAACATTTGTGGGGGTAAGTGTAGCCATAATTATCAGTGGTTTAAGTGGCGGGTTACAATACCATAAAGATACGATAACAATACTTTGTATCCAAATTTTTTAGGAAAAAATTTAAGAAAAAAATCATAGTTCCAAACGTACCGCCACAATGCCGTTTCTGAAAAACTTGGTCGGGACAAAACCAAATGTCAAATAGTTCTTCACCGACATTTTCGTGCAATTAGCAATTATAGCCGTGGCCTTTATTTGATAACAATAGGCAATCCGATAGGTCAAGGTATGCCGGTGCAAACCTATCCCACGGAACTCCGGCAAAATGTAGTCGGTTTTGAATAAGCACGTGCCTCCCTTTTTAATTAACAAGCCACAACAACCGGCAACCACTCCGTTTATGATTATCAAAAAAAGTTCGGCCCGTGGGTTAATGATTAAGCCAAGCCGGAGCATATCCGGAATCCACTCCTTTGGAGGGAATTTTGTTTTTTCAAAACGTATGTCCATAACACTATTTATCACCATACCAATTAGCCGGAGGAGTTCTCCGGAATTTAACGTCATCCCTCATTTCGTCCCACGTGGAGACCCGTGTATGCTTCAAGTCAATACGGGACAAAATAGTACCAATGCCTCCGCTCCGGTGTTTACGTATAATGACTTCAAGGTAGTGTTCATATTGCTCCTTTTCCGGCATATTCATATATTCTGCCGGGCGGTACACGAACATAATTTTGTCGGCATCGTATTCAAGTTGCCCGGACTCCCGGAGGTCGGCCATAATTGGTCGGTGGTCATTTCGGGAGTCAACTCCCCGGCTCAACGAGGATACCACGCATACCCAAATCTTCAATCGTTTCGCAAGATTTTTAAGGGCAATTGAGATAGCGGTTATTTGCTCGTACTTTGATTTAGTCCGGTCAGCAGAAAAGGGTCGTATCAGTTGCAAGTAGTCAATATAAATTCCGGCAATTTTGTGTTTCCGTATCAACCTCCGGGCCGTGGCCTCAATCGTAAGTAGGTCTGCGGACTCAATATCAAAAATAAAGAGCGGAATGTCACTCATAGCAAAGGACTCCGTGGCCCCGGATACTCGCTCAACTACGTGCCGGTCAACGTTTGACGGGTCATTAAGGAGTGAGCCATCAAAGTCGTAAAGGTTGGACAATACCCGTCCGCACAATTGCTCCTCCGACATTTCCAAAGAGACGAACGCAACCGGAGTCCCGGACGTGGCTTGATTAAGTGCAAGTTGTAGGGCCAAAGTGGTTTTTCCCATAGCCGGACGGCCACCAATAAGGATGAACTCAGTAGGCTTAAAGCCTCCGAGCATTTTGTCCAAGTGCCAAATCCCGGACTTACTTACAACCGGAGGAGGTATCGTCCCGTTGTAGTAATCAACCAAACGTACCCGGTACGAATCAAGCAAAGACCCAATAGGTACGGCATCCTTTGCGGTGCCGTCATTTATTTTCTCAATCCGGTCAATAGCGTTTGAGACCGCAGTGTCAATTCCCATATTTTCGGACTCCGTAAGGAACAAGTCCCGGATAGCAATTTTTGCCCGTTCAATCCTCAAATCCTCCAACTCGGCAAGATATTCCCGGTAGCCTCCAACCGGGACGTAGGCCTCATCAAGGCATACCACGTAAACCATCGTTATTGGGGTGTTGGGGTCAATCTTTAACGCATAGGAGTTTAAGGTTCGGAAGTTGACAACCGCTCCGTCCCGTGTCATATCCTTTATCAAGCTGAAACACGTTCGCTCAACTCCGGTGAAAACGTCCGGGTTTACCTCCTCAATAATTTGGGGAGTCCATCCGTAGCCGGAGACAAAAAGGGACAAAATGGCTTTTTCATAATCTTTGTTAACGAGGTTCATTAAGTGGGGTTTTGAGGTGGGGTATAAACAAATTCAGTCGTTTCATTCTTCTTTCTTTCTTTACCTTCTTTGATTGGTGTCGCAGAAGTGTCGGGCCGGGGTCGTTTGCGTGTCGTTGGGGTGTCGTCTGCGTGTCGCAAGTCTTGGTAACTCTCGTATTTACAAATTGTTAGCCGTGTCGCAAATCCGATGGACTCAATTTGAATCATTCCGTCCTTTTGCAATAGGGCAAGAAACCTCCTCACTTTCATTTTGTTAGCGTTCCACCGGGAGGCAAGTCGGTCGTAGGAACATACAAGTTGGCCCCTATCAATATTGACAATCGTGTTGCCAAAGTTTATCCGGGAGCGTTGGTAGTTCGCCATAAGAACGAGGTCAACCCAATTCCTAAATTTCCACGGGTCGGAGAATATCCAATGTTCAGATACCTCCCGGTGCAATTTTATCCATCCGGCCATAACACTAAATTACAAAATAGAGGATGATTCCCGGTATGAATAATAGGAATTTTCAGTTAAAATAATATGGTCAAGGAGTTGAATATCAAGCAGTTTACACGCTTCATTTATCCTCCGGGTAATGTCATCGTCAGCCGTGGACGGCTTCAAATTACCGGAGGGGTGGTTGTGGCAAAGAATGATACCGGAGGCCAAAGACTCCACCGCATATTTCATAACGATTTTGGGGTCAACAACTGTCCCGGCAACTCCACCTTGGCTAATCTTCGCATACCCTATTGGCCGGTTCATTTTAGACAATAGAACGATAAACATAGACTCATAAAGAGTGAGGTCATCGTGGAAAAAGTTACGGCAAAACTTAACGGAGTCATCCGCACTCCGTACTTGTTCGGCCTCAAGTTTCGGCATAGACTTGTCAACCGCAAGTTTATAGGCCGGGACGTTTTTAACGTGGCTCATTTTTTGTTCCTCCTTCTGTTTAGTTCCATTCCGCAATAGGCGATTTCGTCAAGGTAGTACCCGGCATTCGGACTATCGGGCAAAGCGGCAAGGGCCTCTTGGCAGTCTTTAATTACAAACCGGAGGGAGGCCTCATCCATTTTCCGGACTTTCTTTTGGTACTCGGTGTGGTTCATCGTTTTCATCGTGTGGTGGGTTAAGTGGTTCAACACCATAAAGATACGGAACATTTTTGAATATCCAAACTTTTTCAAAAATAATTTATCAAGCAAAGAAAAAAATATGCCCCCATTTTACCGGGGGCATACTTGGTTAGAACGGCATATCATCGTGGCCCTCGGCCGGGGAGCCAAAGTTGTCTTTTTGTCCTCCGAACAACGGAGGCTTTTGGGCCGGGCGGTTTTGCGTTCCGGTGTAGGGTTGGCCGATTGGGTGGGCAGTATAGACCGGAGCAGAGGTGTCTCCTTTTTCTACCCAAGGGGATATTTTGCCGGAGTACATAATACCACGGGCCGTTTGCTTTTCCCATACGGCAAGGTTCATTTTCGTCCCGTCCGGCAATATGCAATAGCCGTTAAAGTTCGGGGACTTGTCGGAGGTTCGGTTTGTTTCAAAGAGGGAAACGTCTCCGGGTTTCGGTACATAAGGGGTGTTCATTTTTTTTGGGATTAAAGGGTTACTGCGATTGAAGATTTAGTTGCTTTGGCCGGGGGGCAATCTATTACCTCCCCGGTACTTGGACAAAGGATGAAGGCTTTTCCCTCGTTTTTGAAGGCTGACCTCAAAAGGTCTTTACGTGCTTTCACTTGGGCCTCCAACTCCGCAAGGATGGTGTCGTGCGAAAAGTCCGGGGTTAATGTTCCCTCCCGGTTTTGGATTTTGCATCCAAAAAGTTCCACGTTTTTGCCCCCGTTCTCATAACGGGATAGTTCATCTTGGGTAGCCGACTCAATGGCCTCAATAATATCGGCCATCGTTTTGGCTATCATTTTGGCCTTTACGTAAGTGGGGAGTGCTTTTGCATCCCCGGATAGTACCTCATCCACAACTCGCAACTTAAAGTCGTGCAATTTTTCTTTAACCTCCTCTCCCGGAAGGGGGCCAAAAAAGTAAACGGCACTAAACATTTTTAGCGTTGTTTATACGCTCCCGGAGGAACTTGACCCCGTTTTGAACCTTCTCAACACTCCACATTTGGTTTAGTGCATACTTGGTTTTTTCATCGTCCGACAACGTGGACAATAAATTCGTGTACTCCGAACGTAGTTGGTTTAACGTGTTCATTTCAGCCAACGATTTTTTACGGGCCTCCTCTGCACCGGGCCGGTCAGTCATAACGGGCAAATTGGCCGATTTAGATACCGGGGTGCGATTACAACCGGAGGCGGCATTTGCGTCATCGTCCTCGGCTTGGAGGGCCAATAGGCTTTGCAACGTGTACCTCCGCAAGTAGGTTATTTCCGACCCAAGTTTTTGCGGGTCTCCGGAGGTGGTCAAACGTGCAACCGACTCAATAGAGCCTCCGGTCTCAACGTCAATAATAGAGGTTGTAACGGAGTCCGTGGTTACGGGTTGAACTACGAGGAGGCCGTGTTTTTGGAGTACGGGCTCAACGTGTTCAAGGAGTGAGTTGATGTCAAAGTACCTACTTTTGAAATAGGGGTTGACGGAATCCTTGGGTATTTTCCCCAAGTCGGCCTTTACTTTGAAGACCTTTTCTCGCAATTCTTTATTCATAATAAAGGGGGTTAAGTGAGCCGTAAAGGTACAAAAGAGGGTTGAATAAAAAAAGTTTTAAGAAAGATTTTTTTTATTCATAATCGCTTTGTATCTTCGCCCTATGAAAACCGAACCGCAATATAAAAACCGACCGAAAGTGAGTAACAAAATTAAAGTTGGCGATGTCGTCTCCGAGAAGATGGTCGCTATGAGCCTCAACCGGGAGGAGGCTATTGACGTTGTAATGAAGCGAACCGGAGTAACCCTTGACGGCATAGCGAGTCTTGCCCGGACAAACCGAACCTCTGTGTTTTTTTGGAAACGTGGATTGATTACCCGGAATAGCAATGCTATCTCCGAAGCGTTCCGGTCTTTGACGGGGGACACGAAATGTCCTTTGTAAAGAATGCCCGGTACTACCGGGGAATTGTTTATGAGTTCAATTTGCCTACCGGGTGGACTTGCCCGTTCGCAAAAGAGTGCTTGGTTAAAGTGAACCGGGACAACGGAAAGTTCTCAAAACACATTGGGGAATACTATTGCTATGCCTCAAAGCCGGAGCGATTTCCGGCCGTGCGAGACCATCGTTGGAAGAACTTTGAACACGTCTCAAAGGGCAACCCTATCGTTATTCCCCCGAAGGCAAAAGCAATTCGGATACACGCATCCGGGGACTTTTTTAATCAAGCCTACTTTGACCATTGGTTGGAACTTGCCCGGACAAACCCCGGTGTGGAGTTTTGGGCCTACACAAAGTCCCTCCCGTATTGGATTAACCGATTGGACTCAATACCGGGGAACTTGATTTTGACCGCAAGTTATGGCGGTAAGCACGACCACTTGATTGAGCATTATGGGTTAAAGAACGTGGTTGTGTACCAAGACCTCAAAGACGTTCCGAAACACCGACCCGTTGACACCAACGATGATTACGCACGAATGACGTGTGTGAACTTTGCTTTATTGGACAACTCAAAAACCCCTAAAAAACCAAAATGACCCGAAACACCGCAACGATGATTGAGTTGAAAAAACTCAAACCAAACCCCAATAATCCTCGGACTATCCGGGACGAAAAATTCAAAAAGTTGGTCAAATCATTGACCCATTTCCCGGAAATGCTTATGGCCCGGCCGATAGTCGTGAACTCCGAAATGGTAATCATCGGAGGCAATATGCGGTACAAAGCGGCAATAGAGGCCAAACTTGGCTCCGTCCCGGTGTTTATTGCGGATTGGGACGAGCAAGCACAAAAGGAGTTTACCATTAAAGACAACTCATCGGCCGGGGAGTGGGATTGGGAGGCTTTGGCGAACGAGTTTGAAAGCGAGGACTTGAAGGAGTGGGGAGTCCTCCCGGACTTTGCCTACAACCCGGAGACGAATCCCCAAACACAAATGAGGGACGTAACGGACGATGACGTTGACATACGGCAAAAACAAATTGACGATGGGTTAAGTTCGGAGAACACCTATCAAGTTGTCCTATGCCCTAATTGCTCCCACGAATTCAAAATTGCGTAATGAACCACCAAAAAGCAATAGAGTTACTTGAAGCCCATCCGTTCCGGGAGGCAAAAACTGCCGTTAGAAATCCCCACGCATACACGTTGAGGAACGAGTGGAAAAACAAAAGTCAATTTGAGGCGGTGGTAAAGTTCATCCGGGAGAAGGGCGAACTTATGCACTTTTGGAAAAAGCCGTACATTATCCTCACAATGAACGGATACCGATATTGGTCAATGGGGTCTCCGATACCGGAAACCATACTAATCAACCGGGCCGTTCATCGGTATGGCTCCCCGTACGATTTGGTTGCGGATACCTACGATGACGTGGCTGCCGCAGACCCGGATTATATGGAGGCTTGGGAAATGGTCAAGCCGTTTGTGGATTTCCCGGAGGGGGCAAGAGTGTTGGAGGTTGGGTGCGGAACGGGTACGTTATTTGACCTAATGGGGTCAACTCCCGACCCGAAAGATTATGTCGGATTAGAGACCTCTTGGCTTTGTGCCGATAAGTTCTCCAAAAAATACCCGGAGCATACGATTGTCCGGTGTCCCGTGGAGGAGTTTTGGAGGGGTAAGTTTGACCGGATTTATTGCCTAATGGGTACGGGTTCATACTTGCCGACCGGGGTTGACGTGTACCTCCGGTCAATGCTTAACGAGGGAGGGGTTGGATATATGATGTTTTACGACAAAGACCATTTCACTATGGCCCATCAAATTGTTGAGGAGATACGGCCCGGCACAATTAAGGATTTTTACATATCAAAATTTGGAGAAGGGGCCGGGGCCGAGGTTGGCAAATACCGAATGATTAAACTGAAACCATTATCCGATGAAGAAAATAGTAACGACTTGTAAGGGCCGGGAGTTTTGTGTCAATCAACTCCGGGTTCAAATCCCCGACCTCATCGTAAACCTTGATGACTTTACGGATACCGGGATTTTTAAGTCAACGGCATATTTCAACTACCTCCGGAGTTTTGAACTTGCCGGGCATTCCGAAGCGATTTTTATGGATGACGACATACGATTGTGCGACTCCTTTATTGAAAAGGCCAAAGGTGAGATAGCCAAAGACCCCGGAGCAATTATCACATTTTTCTCAATGAAAAAGGCCGACTTGGAAAAGGGTACAAGGTTGATGCCTCCAAACACGTTTATCGGTATGTGTTGTTTCTACCTTCCTCCCGGTTATGCAAAACAATTGTCAAAATACGGGAAGAATTGGTACCACAACTATGCAAACGATATAAAGGCCGGGTGGATTCAACTCCACAAATTTTGCCCTATTGAGATAATGATGCAAGATTGGATGAAATCAAAAAGAATGTCCTACAAAATTGTGGTTCCAAACTTGGTGCAACACTTGGGCATTAAGTCGGCCATTAACCCAAAAAGAAACCCCGGAAGGTACTCCCCGACCTACATTTGAGCCGATGAGGATTTGTTTAGACAAAAACGTACTTGAAGCCGGGAGGGAGCGGATAGCGTTCCTATTTGAGGAGTTTGCAAACCCGGTTGTCGCATTCTCCGGTGGTAAGGACTCTACCATCGTCCTCAATTTATGTCTTGACGAGGCCCGGAAACGGGGGAGAAAGTTGCCCGTTTTGTTTATTGACCAAGAGGCCGAATGGACTGCTACCATTGAATACGTGGAGTGGGTTATGAGTCTTGATGACGTTATTCCATATTGGCTACAAATCCCGTTCGTGATGACGAACAATGCCTCCTCCGAGGATTATTGGCAAAAGGTGTGGGATGACGAGCATCCGGGAAAGTGGTTAAGGCCCAAGTCCCCGTTGGCCATCCATAGCAATAAGTACAACGGGTCAAGGTTCTACGAGTTGTTTGATAAGTTCATCCTCCAAGAGTATCCGGGGGAGTCGGCTTGTTTGATTGCGGGACTCCGGGCCGAGGAAAGTCCCGGCCGGAACCTTGCGGTAACGGAGGGCGAAACCTACAAATGGATTACTTGGGGCCGGGTCGTATCTGCGGAGCAAGGCAAGTATGCCTTTTACCCAATTTACGATTGGACGTACAAAGACGTGTGGAAAGCCATCCACCAACACGGGTGGGAGTATTGCCGGCTTTACGATGAGTTCTACCGAAGGGGAGTGAAGACCCCACAAATGCGGATTTCAAACCTCCACCACGAAACGAGTTTGGTTCAATTGACGTGGGTGCAAGAGATTGACCCTCCGTTGTGGAACAAGTTGGCCGAAAGAATATCCGGGGCCAATACCTTAAAGCATTTGAGGTTTAAGTCAACCAAATGCCCGGAGACTTTGCCGTTTATGTTTGAGTCGTGGAGGGAATACGCTTTGCACCTTTTGGACAACTTGGTCTTTGACGAAAGGGTGGCCGGACGGATTAAGGCCGTAATGGAGGCGAAGATGAAGATTTACACAACGGAGCCAATAGCGACTGACTTTTACAAAGCGTGTATTGCCTCAATCCTTATTGGGGATGATGCCATAACCAAAATCCGGAACTTTTACCGGATGACCCCGGTGTGGGTTTACGAGGACATAAAGGCCGGACGTAAGCACAAATGGAAAAAGGAAAACTTGAAATTCAGTAAGTACTTGACCAAAGAAATGATTGATGAACTTGTAAACTTTTTGAAGAATGGACGATAAATTGAAGGAGGGACTGCTTGAAGGGTTGAACCGGGCCGAGGACAAAGTTGGGTACGTGGAGGAGGTACGGGCCTTTTTGTCTCAAATCTCCCCAATCAACCAACCGATTGACCACGTGCGTTGGGTTCCGGTGGAGGAGGTGGAGCCAAATGACTACAACCCGAACTCCGTGGCTAAAATTGAAATGGGCCTTTTGTACCGGTCAATCTTGAAGGACGGATACACTCAACCCATCGTAACGATACGAGACCCGGAAACGGGCAAGTATGTCATCGTTGACGGGTTCCACCGATACTTTACGTGCAAAACCAACCAAGATATTCGGGAGCGGAACCTTGGCCGGGTGCCAATAGTCGTAATCAAAAAGAGCATTAACGAGCGAATGTCTGCGACCATCCGGCACAACCGGGCGAGGGGTAGCCACTCAATCCAAGGAATGTCCAATATGGTATTCAAAATGCTTGATAACGGGTGGAGCGATGCCGAAATTTGCAACGAACTTGGAATGGAAGTGGATGAACTTTTGAGGCTCAAACACGTAACGGGGTTCTCAAAGTTGTTCCAAAACCAAGAGTACAAATTAGCGTGGGAGACCCGGAAACAAATGAAGGCCCGGAAAGAGTGGGAGGACAAAAACAAGGAATAAACAAAGAATGGCGAACCCAAAGGGGAATCCCCAAAATTTGATTTTGTTCAAGCCGGGTCAGTCGGGAAACCCGAACGGAAGGCCACGTAAGGTTGTGTCAACGTTGACACACTTGGGGTACAAAAAATCCGAGGTAAACGATACCATCCAAAATATGATGGCCCTAACCCAAGGCGAGTTAAGGCAAATTTATGAAGACCCGAACGCAACAATTTTGGAGCGAACGATAGCGAATGCACTCAATAAGGGATTGATAAAGGGTAGCCTTTTTGCCATTGAGGGTCTATTGACACGGGCCTTTGGTATGCCCCGGATAGAGGTTGAGGCATCGTTCCGGGAAACCCCCATCTTCAACACGATTGACCTTTCATCCGATGCGGTTAAGGTAGTGGAAACCCCGGCACAAAATGAGGGAGTTTAAGAAGACAACGGCCCAAGCCAAAATTGCGAAACTGCGAAAACGGGTACGGGTAGTCCAAGGGGGAACTTCTGCATCCAAGACGTACTCCATACTGCCCCATTTGATAAACTATGCCATAACCCACTCCGACAAAGAAATAAGCGTGGTTGCCGAAACTTATCCACACTTGCGGAGGGGAGCGTTGAAAGATTTCATATCAATAATGAAGATGACCGGGAATTGGTGTGATGACTATTGGAATGCCGGGTTGAGCAAATACACGTTCTCCTCCGGGTCTTACATTGAGTTTTTCAGCGTTGAGCAAGAGCAAAAGGTGCGTGGAGCGAGGAGGGATGTCCTATTTGGGAACGAGTGCAATGCGTTCAAGTGGGAAACGTACCACCAAATGGCCATCCGAACGAGGGAGTTCATCTATCTTGACTACAACCCCTCCATTGAGTTTTGGGCCCATACGGAGGTCATTCCCGACCCGGATACCGACTTTGTGGTTTTGACGTATAAGGACAACGAGGCTTTGGATGAGAGCATCGTGAAGGAAATTGAGAAGGCAAGGGAGAAGGCCGAAACGTCAAAGTATTGGGCCAATTGGTGGAGGGTATTTGGCCTTGGTTTGCCCGGAGTCCTCCAAAACTCCGTCTTTGACAACTACGAGTTGATAGACCATATTGACAAATCAAAGGCCAAATTCGTAGCGTTGGGATTGGATTGGGGTTTCAGTATAGACCCGACCGCATTGATTGCCGTGTACCGAAGGGGCGATGAAATCTACTTGGAGCAACTGATATACGAGAAGGGGTTGACAAATCAAGATTTGGCCGAGCGGATGAGGTCTATGGGATTGAGCCGGGAGTGGGAGATAATTGCCGACTCCTCCGAGCCAAAATCTATTGAGGAGGTATTCCGGATGGGGTTCAACGTAAAGGGGGTGGGGAAAAAGGCCACGGCCCTATCAATTGACATATTGAGGCGGTACAAAATCTTCATAACCAAGGATTCAGTTGACTTTATCCGGGAGTTCCGCAATTATGTTTACGTCTCCGACAAAAATGGGTCAAATACCGGAGTCCCCGTGGATAAGGACAACCACTGCGTTGACGCATTGAGGTATGTGGCCTTGGAAAAATTGAGCGTAAACAACTCCGGGGAGTATTTCTTTTTTTAACCAACCGATATGAAAAAGGTCAAAAATCTATCAATCCGGGAATACATTGATGCGTTAGGCATTGAGAAGAACCGGACTCTATCAAATGCCGAGAAGAAGGTCAAATTGCTACGCATACTTGCTCCGGGGTCAAGTCCGGAGGCGTTAGGCCTCACAACCTTGAATCAACTCTACGAAAAGATTGAGGCCCAATTTACGGAGTTGAAGAATGCGAAACCCGTGTACTATATCCGCATTGGGGCCGTGTGGTACCAAGTTGACGTGTTCTACCGGGAGTTGTCGGCCGGGCAATACATTGACCTTATGGCCGTGAACTCAAAGGACGACTCCGAACTTGCGGACAACCTTGACCGGATAATGGCCATATTGTGCAGACGATGCCGGTTCTTATGGTTTTTCCCGGAGCGATACAACACAAAGACCTTTGACGAAAGACGGGCCTTAATGTTGACCCGGTGCAAAATCGGGGAGGTTATGGGGGTGGTCAATTTTTTTTTGCAGAGTTGGACCGAGTTGTCCTATCATATAGCAACTTTTTTGGCCGAGGAACGGATAGAGACAATGAAGAAGGAGTTGGAGCGGATGGTCAAGTAGAGGAGATTTCCGAGGCCGAGGCCAACGGGGAGGTTGAGGTTAAAGACCGGGAGGATTACTTGTCTCATTGGGGGTGGCTAATGACGGCATACCGGATAGCCGGGGATGACTTTACCAAAATGGAGCAAGTGTTCTCAATGACGGCTATTGAGTTTTTGAACTATTGCTCAATGCGTAAGGATATCCAAAACCAAACGATGGCCGATTTGAAACGAAAAAGCCGGGGGATACCCGGCCTTTAATGTTAGTCAATTACCCGTTCGCTATTTCTCCAAGGTCTATGTGGTGGCCCTTCCCGTGGTAAACCGCAAAGCCGATAGGGGCAAACATTAAGTCAATAGGGGTCGTGGGCTTCAAGTTCAAGTACAACATTAGCCTCCGGGCCGTCTCCAAAGTGAGTTCTGACTCATTAGTGTGGGCCATTAAGTCCTCCAATAAACTATCAATAGCCGAGGGGTACTTAACGTGTTCATCCAATAGAATTTCAATAAACCTAACGTGCAAACGAGCAAGAAGGCATCGCCTACTTACAAGGGGTGTTTTGCTTATTTCATTTAAGCGTTTCGCCACATCCTTCGCCCGGTCGGTTACGGGCAGTGTGGCTTTGCCTCCAAGCAACTCTTTTACGTTAAGCATAGAGGACATAACGTGGTGGGACGTGCAAGGGACAATCATTACGTGTGGGGCATTCTTACTCATCTTTTCGGGGTTTAGAGGGTTAAGTGGTTAGTGATTCAATACCATAAAGGTACGATGCTTATTTTGAATATCCAAACTTTTTCTAAACTTTTTTATCAAATCAGCAAAAAAGTTTTCATTTGCATATTTGTACCATTATTGGTATTTGACATTATGGTTTCAGCCTCCATCAAATCAGTAGGGACTCCCACTCCATCAAAGAGTACCGACCCAAATCCCATCCGGGACGTGTTGGTGGATTTCTTCAACGATTTTGTCAATAAGGTTCGGGACTCCTTAACGAACAAGCGAAAAATTGCAAGCCGGGGACTTTGGCAGTCCGTGGGTTTTGTCCCGACCGGAGTATCAAAGACGAAGGTCAAAGTCCAATTTATGATGGAGTCCTATTGGGAACAAGTGGACAAAGGATTGCGTGGAACCAAAAGCGGAGACCTTGCCCCCAACTCCCCTATGAGGGTTGGACTCAACGTGAGGCCCGTTACCCGGAGGCAAATTGAACTATGGGCCGCATACCGGGGGTTGCCTACATTAGGAGACCGAACCGGGTTCTCCGGGAGGGTTGCGAAAAAGGTCAACGAAAGGGGATACCGCCCGTCCAACTTTTTCAAAGAGGTTTACGACCAAATTGATTTTGACAAGTTATCAACCGACCTTGCCGATGCCGGGGCCGACTTAATTGTCAATAACGCAATGAAAAGTAGCATTAACCAAAACGCTCCCGAAAAGGGACTCTAAAAAACAACTATGGCGATTACCTCTTTGACTTTGAGCCTCAACGCTTCATACACTTTTGCTCTTTCGGGAAACCCGGTTGTGGCGGTGGTTTTGTCAAACCAAATTGCCAACTCCAATTTCCGATACCGGATTGCATTACGCAATAGTGCCGGGACGATTACCTATGTGCAATTAAAGGCCGACAAAGTCCCAACTTTTTTGGTTACAGACTCCGTTACGTCCGGCCTTGTCAATTATGGAATAGCCGACCTACGGAGGGCCATTCAAGGTGCGTTGGGGTTAACTCCGGAGTTGAGTGCAATAACAAATGCCGGGGCAATACCTCAAATTCATACGGGTATGTTTCAAGCCTTCCAAGTTTTTGCAAACGAGGAGTGGGGAAACCCTCCGGTTGTGCAACCTACGGGGTCTTTGACTTTAAGCGTTATGGCCATCCGAGGAGGGACTGACCAAAGGACGTTTGAGTTGTTTGACTCCCGGATTTTTACTTGCTCAAGCGTATTGACTAAACGCTCCCCTTTATTTGCAAACGTCCAATACAACGGGAGTTTTTTCCGATTGACTCAATACACGTGGAGCGATAGGTATTTGTCATTTTTTATTGGCTCAACAAACTTGGTGGCCCGGTTTAGGTATGTAACCTCTAATGGTACAATATCCCGGAATTTTACAATTACGACCGGATTAGTCAATCAAAATGTGTATGTCATAAAGACCGGGTATTATCAATTATCCCAAAACTCATCGTCAGCCGGAGTCAGCGATGGATTGCCGGTCAATCAAAATTTAGCCAACGTACTTAACGGAGGATACATTGAGGTAAGCGTTGAAACAACCGGGGGTTCACAAGTGAGCGACCCGGTGCGGTATTACGTGGATGATTGTTTCCGATATTCCGTGGTGGAGGTTCATTGGGTCAACGACCTTGGGGGAATTGACTCTCATACTTTCACGCTTAAAAACCGCAAATCGGCATCCGTTACCCGTGAGCAATACTCCCGGCTTTCAAACGTCTTGCAAAAAGTTCAAACGAAAGAGGTCGCTGCGGCAACGTACGAGTACGAGTGGGAGTTGAACTCCGATTGGTTGACCGATATTCAATTTGAGTACGTGTTCGGCCTTATTCATTCCAAAAAGGTGTGGATTGTGGACTTGGGACAAACTCCGTTGTCGGTGTCAAACCACGAAACCAACACCTACAATGGCTACGTTGAAACAAATTCTCATCGGTTTTTCCGGAGGGTTAACGACAAATTGAAATCATTTTCCGTAAGGATTAAAGTGGCAAACCCTAATTTTAGCGAATGACCCAACTTTACATTCAAAACTTGACCTCCGGTGGGAGTGGGCCGTTTGCATTATTGGACGTAAACGACCTTGACATTGATATGACCTTCACGTTGTACGACTTGGCAAATCCGGTGGGTCGTAGTGGGTCGTATTCAAAAACTATTTCCATCCCGGCTACCGAACGGAACATATACGCATTAGGGGTCTCACAAGACCTCAACTCCTTTCCGCTCAATTTTTTCGCTCAACTCAAATCAAATTGCGTTGTAAGTACCGATGGGGTGGAGGTGTTCCGGGGGGTGTTCCGTTTGTTATCAATAAAAACCGACAAAGGCAAAACCACGTTTGAGTGTTCCATTAGTAGTGCGGAAACCGATTTTTGGACTTTGGCCAACGAAAAATATTTGACCGAGTTAGATTGGGAAGGGTATAACCACGTCAGAACCATTGAGTTTGTTGATGATGCCGTATCCAATATGTCCTCATTTATTGCTACATACGGGTTTTGCTACCCGGCCCTTGACACATACGGATTCCCGGACACGTTATTTCAACCGAGCATTCAAGGTCAAAACTTAATTACTCAACAAATTGGGTTTTGGAGGTTAATGCCGTGTATGACCTTAAAAACAATTTTGAATGAAATCCACAACCAAATAACTCCCGGAACGAGTTACGGAGGCCCGTTCAAGTGGAAAAGCAACTTTTTTGACTCCACGGGAATATTGGACAAAATTGTGGTTACGTATCCACAAGACCATTTTGCAAACGGAGACCAAACTGCGGTCAAGGCTTTTCTTGGGGTTACGGGCAGTTACAACCAAAGTGCATTTGTTGCGGGTTCTTGGTATAGTCCGGTGCAAAATTTGAGTATGAACGGCTTTTATGCGGATTTAAGGTTTGACGACAACTCCACGTCTCCATACTTTGACGACTTACAAACGATTTGGACAAATACGTTGTGGGACGTTACCAACTACCGGATTAACCCGTTGCCGGGGTCAAGTGTTTTTGTTTGGAATATTCAAATGACTTTTGACAATACCGGAGGGTTAGACCTATGGGTTATGATTGATTGGACGATTGTAAGCAACGTGAGTGCCGCATACGTCTCCGTTCCCGCAAGTTATCAAGGGACAAATCAACTCTACCGATGCCCGGCCGGGGAAAAGACCCGTCTTGCAATTACCGGTCAATTATTGAACCCTAACAACACGATGGTATCTCCGAAGGTGTGGGTTTTTGACCCATTATTTGGTAGCACGACTTATGAAGTTTATGGGGGAGGAGATACCACAATGTTTATTGAGGCGTACAATACCGGGTTCGGGGACATACCGGGAGTCAATATGATACCAAAGGGAGTGAAGGCCTCTGATTTTATACTTGACCTTCAAAAAACTTTCAACCTAATGATTTATGCCGACCCGACCGAACCACGGGTCATCCGGTACGAGCCATACAATTGGTTTTATGACGTGTTGAATGTCAACCCATCGTTCACTCCAACTGCGGTAGATTGGACAAAAAAGGTTGACGTAAACGGATTATTCAACATTACTCCCGGAGACACAACCGCAAAACGGAGGTACACGCTCCGAAATAAGCAAATGGGCGATAGATTGTCAAATACACATTTATCCGATACCGGCATTCCCTACGGGCAAAGGATTTATGACGTAAACAACCAATTTGCCGTGGATGAGCAAGTAGTTGAGACGATGTACGGCTCTTTACCAATAGCCTCTTTTGGTATGGACTTTATTACCGGGAGGACTTTTGACCAAGACGGGAACGGGGTGGTTACCCCAAGAGTGCCGGGATACCGATGGGCATACGTTAAGTTGATTAACCTACCAAACTCCCAAGTATGGTACCTAATGGACACAAACAACACCGCATCCGTAAAGACGAAATGGCCATACATCGGCCATCTTGACGACCCGTGGAGTCCGACCGCAGATTTGAATTTTGGTATGGCCCGTGAGGTTTATTACACGGCATACATATACCAAACCATCCCCGGCTCACAACTGCCATCATTAGCCGAGATTACTGCAAACAATGGGTTCAATAATTATTACTACACATATTTTCAAGAGTTGGCCTCATCCGATGCTTTGGAGGTTGAGTTGTCGGTGGTGTTAAGTGCAACCGATATTGCGACCTTGAACTTTCAAAATCCGATTTATTACGACAACCTACTTTGGAGGCTTGTATCAATTACCGGGTACAAGTTTGGGAGCACGTTGCCGTGCCGGGCAAGGTTGAGGCGAACGATTACCGGAGGAGGAGGTACAAAGACGTTGCCTTATTTGGGGACGTATCCGGTGGCGAAGCAAGATTATGACACGACTTTGGCTTTGACTCCGGAGCGTGAGTACATTTCAAGGATGAGTGCGTTCCGGGGTGGATACGTAAAGCCAAGTATTGACCAACCCCTTGAACCGGTTTACAACGATGACGGACTCCCGACTTAACGAAAAACAATGGCAGATACACGCAAAATAGTATTTGAGTTTGAGGCAACGGCCGAGAACCCGGCTACCAAATTCAAAAGCCTCAAAGAGGAGATACGGGCCATTCAAAGAGAAATGGCTCAAATGTCTATGGCCGGGGACGTTACGAGTGAGCGGTTCCAAGCGTTGAATGCCCGTGCCGGGGAGTTGAAAGACACGATGGGGGATTTGGCCGGCCAAATTGGGGCATTGGCCTCCGATACCCCCAAACTTGACTTATTTGCGGAAGGAATTAAGGGCATTAGTGCCGGGTTCCAAGTTGCCCAAGGTTCGGTGGCTTTGTTCGGGGAGGAGAACGAGGACTTGCAAAAGCAAATGGTCAAGTTGCAAGCCGTTATGCTCGTTACAAACGGGTTAACGGAGATAGCCAATATGCTCCAAAAGAACTCCCGGATAGCGACCCTACTCCGGGCCCAAGCACAAATCTTTTTGAACTCATCGTTGGTATCCGGTGCGGTTGCGGTTACGGGGTTCAGCCGTGCAATGGCGGCCTCCGGTATTGGCCTTTTGGTCGTGGGTTTGGGGGCAGCGGTCGCTTTATTGGCCCAATTTGCAACACGGGCGAGGGAGTCCGAAATGGCGGTGGGAAAACAAGCGAAGGCCCAAGAGGAGTACAACCGGGTGCTTGAAATTTACGATACCCAAATGAGGGCAGTTAAGGCATCAGCCGAGGCAAGAGGGGCAACGGAGAAGGAATTGTACGAGGTTGACAAAAGGATTGCCGAGGGTAGGCTTCAATTAATGCGGATAGAAATGAACGCATTGAAGGCCCGGCACGAAGCGTCAAAGCAATTTTTGGAGGAGGAGATAGACGACTTTGTTTATTGGTTCAAGGCATTATCAGCCGTTGACCCAAGTGGGATGCTTGCACAATGGTTCTCCGATATTCCGAAGGCCTCCAAAGCAAACTCTGATTTGACCTACGAGGTGGATAAGTTGACGGCTGAAATAAACGAGCAAGAGGCGGCAATAAAGAAACTTGACACGGCTTGGGGTAAATCAACGGAGCAAAGGTCAAAGGATGCTCAAAAGGCCGAGGAGGAACGAAACCGGATAGCAAGGGAGAGGGAGCAACAAAGGATAAAGGAGGCATCCGAGATAAGCGACCCGGCTATGCAACCAATTACGGACGTGTTCAAAATAGTCTTTGGGATGACCAAAGAAAAGTACTTGGAGGTTCAAACCGGGAAGGCCGAACTTGATAAATTTTGGAGGAATTACCACGCAACCGAAAGACAATTGAGTGATGCCTCCGAGTTGGAGCAATTGATTTCGGCATTAAAATTATCCGGAGCGACTGAGTTGCAGATACAAGAGGAGACCGAAATTCTGAAAAAGCAACAAGCCGATAAGTGGAGGAGGATTGACACAAATGCAAAAAAGGATAAGCGAGACCAAGACAAAAAAGCATTAAAGGAGGAAAGGCTTCAAGCGTTAATGGACTTTGGTGCTTTGCTTACGGGCCTTGGCCAAATAGTTGAGAACACGTCCAAGTCCGACCGGGAGTCTCGCAAAAAGGCTTTTGAGTTCAACAAAAAGTTGTCCATAGCGGCAACTTTGATTGAGACCTACGTGGGTGCTCAAAGAGCGTTCACAAGTGCCGGGAACCCCATTCTTGGAGCATTAGCAGCTGCCGCTGCCTTGGCCTCCGGTCTTGCCCGTGTTACGGCCATTAAGCGGCAAACCTTTGATGCTCCAAGTGAGGAGAAACCAACGGAGACAACCCCGGCCTCTGCTCCCCCAATTACGGCCCGGCCTCCGGACGAAAGGTCAACCGGAGCGGATGAGTTCGGCAACGTTCCCGGTGGAATGAGTCAACCTCAAACGATAAGGGCATACGTGGTTGACCGGGACATTCGTGGAGCGGAGGAGCGGAATGACCAAATAACGAGATTTGCACGGGTGGGATTTTGAGTATCTTTGAAAAAACTTTTTCAATTATGACCGAAAATACCGACCCAATGCGTAGAGCATTAGAGTTTGTCCAAATTGCCGCAAAATACCCGACTGCTTGGATAGGCCACGGAATGTTTGCTATCCAACTTGTCTCCGAGTTAAAGCCGAAGGTGGTGGTTGACCTTGGGGTTGACTACGGATTCTCAACCTTTTGTTTCAATTATCCCGGAGTGGCCGAGGTTTACGGGATTGATTCTTTTGAGGGGGATGGGCATGCCGGCAAGAAAAACACGTATCCTTTGGTAATGGGGCAAATGATTGCACAAACCGCAGTGTACAAAGTCCCCAAAATCAATTTTATTAAAGGGTTTTTCAACGAGGTTGCCGAAGCGTGGCCGGAGGGAACGAAGATTGACGTACTACACATAGACGGGTATCATTCCTACGATGCCGTCCGGGAGGACTTTGAAACGTGGGGCAAGTTTTTGTCCGATGACGGGGTAGTGTTGTTCCACGACACAATTTCGTTCAAGGATGACGTGGGCCGATTTTTTAACGAATTGCCGGGGGAGTACAAAATGAACTATGAGCATTCCAACGGACTTGGGGTGTGGACACGTAGCGAGAAGACATTTGAGGCATTAACCAAAATCAAAAACAATTATGGAACAATTAGTCTATGAAATTACGATTGACGAGGTGGACGAGTCGGTCAACTTTGTAGCGTTAACGGACGACCCGGCCATTCAAAGGTCTTTTATGGCCTTCAACCGGGCAAAGGACTCCATCAAGTTTAGTGGGGACTCAACTCAACGGACGATATTCGGGCCGTTGATTTTGGCCGATACTCCCATATTGAGGGTCAATAAGGGCCGGGAGTATTACGTTACATTTCCGAAGCCCACCATCCGAAAGATAGTGGAAAAGTTTTTCAAAGCGAACAACCAACACAACGTCAATGCGTACCACAAAATCCCCATTGACGGCTTGTATATGTACGAGTCTATGATTACCGATTTCTCCCGTGGGATTAAAAACCCAAAGGGGTATGAGGACGTTCCGGAGGGCAGTTGGTATGGAGCCTACAAAGTTGAGAACGATGAGGTGTGGGATGATTTCATTAAGACCGGGGTCTTTACCGGGTTCAGCGTTGAAGGGTTTTTCGGCCTTGACAAAAAAGAGGGTGGAGACGAATTTGAGTCTTACAATGATTACGGGGAGGAGGTTCGGAACAACGCAAAGAGGGGTATTGAGTTGAACGAGAAGAACGGGAACAAGTGTGCCGAAGCCGAAGGCAAAATCCGAGCGAGACAACTTGCGGACGGCCGGAACATTTCGTTATCAACCATAAAAAGGATGCATTCCTTTTTGTCCCGTGCGGAAACGTACTACGATGGTGCCGATAGCCAAAACGATTGTGGGTACATTTCCTATCTTTTGTGGGGGGGAAAGTCCGGGTTGTCTTGGGCAAGAAACAAATTGAGGGAGTTAGGCGAACTTGAATCCCAATATTTTGATTTGCCAAGTCCGGGGGATAGTGAGGGATTGACCGACTTTATGAACCGGTGTATGGCCGATGACAAAATGAACTCCGAGTTTCCGGATAGCGACCAACGATATGCGGTTTGCGTATCACAAACGAAAAAATATGAGGCTGATTTTGAGCAAGTTAGGTCGGGACTTTTGGATGAGATTTCTCTTTTTCTGCAAACTTTTGACCATTAAGGTATTTGACACTATGAGCATTATTCAAAAAATGGCCGACCTCAAAAATGAGATAGCCAAATTGCGGAACAAGTACAACGAGAACGGATACTCGTACAAAACGGAGGACGGCACAACCTTTGTTGCCGACTCTGAATTGGCAAAAGACGTGCATTTGTACGTTATTGACGAGACCGGGAACAAACTTGATGCTCCCGTGGGTAGTTACAAGATTGAAGGAGTTGGTATGGTGGAGGTCGCTGAAAACGGGATGATTTCAAATATCGTTACCGAGACCCCGGAAGGGGATGGAACCGGAACGGGAGACGGGATGGGAGGCAACGGGGATGGTTCCGGTGGAGGTATGGCCCCTTCAATTTCCGAGGAGGATATGATGAAGATTGTGGCTATGGTGGTGGGTAAGTTGAAGGAGGAAATGGCCTCCGAGTTTTCAGCCGTTTCGTCTTTGACCCAAAAGGTGGAGGGCGAGTTTCAATCCGTAACCAAATCCATCGTGGCCCTTGCGGACGTGGTGGAAAAGTTGGGCGAGTCTCCACAAACCCCTCCCAAAAAAGACCCATTCGCTTTTGCGAAACAAGGCCCGTCCCGTGAGGATAGGGTTCAACAACTTGCCGAAACTCTCAAATCACTCAAAACCAATCTAAACAAATAAGCCATGCCTTTTTCATTTCCCGGTGCTGCCAACGGCTATGCCGCAATTTCCACCTATACGGAGGAGCAACAACTCCCCCTATTGACCAAGTTGGTCACAAAACCAACCTCGGTCAACAGCTTGACTCCGATTACCGGGGTAAAGTACCGGACTCAAATGACCATTGTCAGTTCGTCCATCGTCTTCCAAAGTGCTTCTGCGTGTGCGTGGAATGCTACCGGGGACGTGAGTTTTCAAGGTCGTGTATTGGAGGTTGCTCCAATTAAAATCCAAACCGAGTTGTGCCCACGC